GCTCCGTCGTCAGCGCATCCCAGCCAGTGAAGACCAGGAAAATGTCGGCTTCCGCCTCCATTACTTCGTGCGGTACGGCGGTCAATCCGTGAAAAAAGCGACCACCTCCGTCTGTACATTCAACAGGTCTTTGGGGGCCAGCATGTCGAACTCGTTGGCGGTGATATTGGCGATACGCGGCACAAGGACACGGTGCGCGTTCACGCCCATGCGGATCACGTCGAACATATCCAGGCCGCGCAGTTCGCCGGCACCTGGCTCGCGGAAGGTGACTTCAGTGATTTCAGTTTCGCCGCGCTTGATTGGACGGGTCAGGGTTACAGGCTTGCTCATGGGAATTCCTCGAAAATGGGGCAAAAAAAACGCCGGCCCTTACTGGGCCAGCGCTGCGCGAATTTCTTTGTTGCGGTCCACGCCGTTGACGCGGAATTCGTTGTTGAGCTTGTCGATGTAGATCAGCTCTTTGCCGTCCACCTCAAAGTGGAACAGCTCGACCGCGATGGCGAATTTCATGGTGGCCTCTTTTTCCGGGGCCCACTCGTTGAACTCGGCGGACTTCCAGAAGCCTTGCATCCGCACAATCACCGTCTTGATGATGCCGCCCACGTCGACCGCGCCGCGCAGCGTGAACACCTCTTCACGGCTGTCACGCGCGCCCAGAAGGCCGGTAATGCGCTCGGAGTAGTCAGAGATAGTGACATCACACTCCAGCTTTTCGAGGCGCCCCAGGTCGCGCTCGATGTCACCCGCGACACCGGCCAGGGTCTGGTCCATCGTCTTGGTGACAACCTTGGGCAAGGTGGCGGTATTACAACGGCCGGCAAATGATTCGTCCTTGAAGAACGAATTCACGTCGACCAAAACACTAGGCAGCTTGGCGCCCATAGATCACCCCTTATTCGAAAATGGCTTCGTTGTAACCGTTGCTGATGTGCTGACGGAACGTCATGCGTTCGGCCACGTCGTAGAAGCCCAGGTCGTAATCCCAATACACCTGGCCGGTGCCGATGGCGGCTTGGTTCAACTCCTTGTCGACCCAGCATTCGCCGCCGCTGATTACGTCGCGCGACTTCAAACGGCGGATCAATTTGTTGACCCGGTTTTTCACGCCATCGACGTAACCCTGGGTGACGTTGCGGTCGAGCAATTCTTGGTGCGCGTACAGAATCGAATCGCCGACGATGTAGCGAATCCGCTGATGCGGCATCATCACGGAATTAGCCAGGCGGTTGCCGTACAGATACCAGCCGCCTTGCTGATTGACGATCACCGCCACGTTCTTGCTGTTGTACAAATTGGCCTTGCTGGTGGTGCTGCCGATGGCATGATCGATCACTTCGGACGTGCCGAGGATGCCGAAGATTTTCCGGCTCGACGCACTGTTCCAATAGCCCTCTTCATTGTCGACGCGCACGATATGCCCGGCGATGGTCGGCGACGCCTTGCGGGTCACAACCTGGCCGGTAACCTCGTCCAGCAGCTTGACACCACAGTTCACGAACAGCGTTTCTTGGTACAACGCCGCTTCGCCGATAACAGCGGAATAGCCCTTCTCGCTGCCGTCGATGATCGGAATCGCATTGAGCTTCTTGGCGACCACTTCCATTGCCGCGCCCACGCCAGTCAAGTGACTGAACTCCGGGGCGATGATCAGCCGCGGGCGCACGCCGACCAGGGATTCGGCGGCCAGCAACGCCTTGAGGCCGGTGTATTTGCCGGTTTCGTTGTCGATGCTGCCGACCACCCCGGCGATTTGGGTTTCAGGGGTTTCTGTCGCGTCCACGCGCACCACCACGACCACCGCGCCGGACTGGCGGTAGATGTCGTTCAGCGCATCACGCAGAGTGCCCGTCATGCCGGCCTTGGCGATCAGCTTGTCGCTGTTGCACAGCACCGGGACATTGAGCGGAAACACCAGTGGGTCAGCATCGTCAGCGGTGGCCACCAGGCCGATGGTCGATGCCGCCAGAACTTCGATAGGGCGGTCGAGGTTTTCGAGAAAAAACTGCTCTACCCCGTGCAAGTAATCAGCTGCCATTTCAATCTCCAGCAGAAAGCGAAAGCCCCCGGACTGGGGACTTTCAGGCGAAAAAAAACCGCTTTCGCGGCTTGGGGTTGTCTCAGCGGGCAGCGCTGGCTTAGATGGCGTCCAGCTCGGCGATCACCAGTTCACCAGCGGCGACCACCGCTTCGACGGTGGCCAGTTCAGCCAGGGTCCCTTTGCCGCCGATGCGGGCTGCCTCAATGCGGGCCGCCACCGCCAGCCAGGAATCCCGGGCTTCAATCACCCGCTCTGCCTGCGCTTGAGGGGTAATCTGCAACGCCTCGGCTTCAGCCTTGAGCAACACATAGTCGCTGGCATCCACTGGCGAGCCGGCTGCGATATAGCGTTCGGCTTCATTCGCCTTGAGCAAATACATGGAATCTTGGCCTTCGATCCGAGTGGCATTGCGCGCGCGGGCTTGGGCCACGGCTGCATCAATCCCTTTCTGAATCTCTTCTGCCGCAGCCCTCACCAGCACTAACACCGGGACCTCTAACGCCAGCGCATCCTCGACGGTAAACGCCGAATAAAACTGACCTTCATATGTGAAATTAAGCCGCATTATTAATCACCGAGTTAAGCAAGATTGACGTTAGTAATGACACTTCGGGTCGCGCCATTGGAGTCAAAAACAATGCCGGTAATGTAGTCACCCGACCACTTCGCTCCCGCCGGCAAGGTATTCGATTGCGCGGCAAAAATAATTGGACTACCGGCCGTCTCGATTAATGGCGTGTTCTTAACCACCGGACCCACGCGGCTGATCTTGTTCAAGTACAACGAGACGATACCGGTTTGCCCGTTGATGGTATGGCGAGTCAGGGCGGTATCGCCCAGCTCGATCTCACAGCCGGTCACATGAACCATGCCCATCGGGCGGTCATAGCGACGAAAGAAACCCGTGTAGACGTTGTTCGTCGTTGACTCGGGCTTGGAGTAATTGGCCGTGCGAATGCGGATGCTCCCCAAAACAACGGTGGAACTGTCCAGCATAAAGCCGGTGGTCGAGTTGTCTTGATTCCCCGCGCCATCCGCCCCGTTAGCCGGAACGCAAATATTGCGCAAGGTGGGCATTACCATTTCACCCTCAGCGACGGTAATCGTGATGTTCTTGGACACCACGAAAATCAAGCTTTCGATCACATGTTCATGACCAAACAATCGGATGTAGCCACCACCCCCATAAGGAATGGAGTTCACGGCCTTCGCCACCGTTTTAAACGGTTTGAGTTTTTCGCCCGTACCGGCGGCATCATCGCCGGTAATAGCGTTCACGTAGTAAGTCTTGCTCATCGCCGGAATCGCACTGACAGCAGCAGCCACGGCGTCTTTAATGCTTTTCTCTTTGTCCTGAAACATTGTTACAAGGCGAGTAGCCTCAGCCAGCAGTGCCGACATGCCCATAATAAATCCCCGGTTTATTTCTGTTTAAGTTGCGAAACTTCGTTTTTAAGCACACGGATCGACTCACTCATTTCCGCGATTGAGTCTTTTTGCGCGATGTGCCCACGCATCAAATTCACCCTGCCGGTCGTGCAGTCGCCCGCCAAGGCATCGACGGCCGCTGCCGCCCAGCCCCCTTCGTGGTACATCGGATAGACCGGGTAACGCAGGACCAAGCCGCCGGCGCCCTCGACCTTGGGCAGCACCGCGTAGATACCCGAGGCGCGCACCAGTCGAGGCGTTCCGGTGCTATCCAACACCCAGCGCGGACTCGCCCCGGTATCAGCCGGATCGGGGTCTAACACCGTGTCAGAAAACATCTCGGCCGGTGTGAGGTAGTGCCGAGAACTATCACTGCGCCCGGTCCAGGCGGTTTGCGCAGTGGCACCGTCGCCGACCGTGGCGGCAATCGTGGCGATGCCGTAGGGGTTCCAACCCTCCAACGGCGTGCGCAAAATCAGCTCCAACGGAATCGCGTAGCTGTTGCGGTAGGTTTGGCCATCCGCCGCAAACGACGCCACTTCAGGGCGCGTATTGGACGCCACAAACAGCGTCGGATCGTTGTAACTACGCAAGCCCTTGGTGCGGCCGCTGGCATTGCGTTCGTGCCCATAACGGCGGTTGTAGTAAGCCGCGTTCAGCAGCTCGGGGCTATCCCACTTGGTCAGCTTGGTGACCACGCCACTGTCCGTGTACTGCTCGACCAAGTTCGCCCCGGCGCCGTCCAACCCCGGAACCTTGGCCATCATTTCGTCTAGCAGGTCGATGGTCGGGCTTTCGTTGTACGCGCCCCAGGTCGGATCGGTCGACAGCTCACGGTTGATACGAAACCGCTGCCGACGGGTTGAAGCCACCTGCGGCCCTGTCAGGTTCGCGTGCCAACGCTGCAACGGTAAATCGAGCGGGGTAACGAGTTTTTCCACGGGGTAATCCCCGACACTGCCCACGTCCGCGACCGAAATGCGATAACGCCAGGCCACGTACTGCGGTCGCCCGGTCTTGGAAACTTGCCGCACTGATCCGGGGATAAATGATCCGTTTTCATTACGACCGCTGTAGCCGGTGGCCCCCATCAACAAGGTGCGCGACAACAGGTCACGATAGCCGTTGATTTCCTCCAGATGGCGGAAGCTTTCAAAGGTGTCGTTCACCTCATCGGTCAACAGCTCGGGCCAGATTTCCAGCACCGAAAGGTTCCAGCGAAAATGGGGCCGGTAGTCCCGAATCGACGTGTCACGCGCAGCAAAGGCCCGGAAGTATTCGCGCATTTCTGCGACCTTCGCCGGAACGTCAGCCGCCGCATTCACCGACGCGGGGGCCGCTGGAGGGGCAATATCCACCATCGCCAGGTACTTACCCGGCGCCGCGCTGCGCAAGCGGTAGTCGTTGTGCCGCGTCCTGACCATGTGGCCGTTGATGAAGGCCGCGATTTCACCCAGTCCGGGGGTCGCCAGCAGGTTCGGGTGGTTGTGCAGGTTGATAGCCGAATAAGCGCCGTCGAACGTACGGTTGAAAGACTCGGTACCGGCAGAGCCATATTGGCGACTGCCCAACACTCCCGACTGGCCAAAGGTGCGGAAAATCTCCGCCAGGTATTCCGACTGACTCGACTCAGATACCCAGTCTGTTTCGATGAAATTGGCCAGCGGGTAGGTGTGGGTTTTGCCTGCCTCATGCTCGGCCGACAAGACGCTGGCCAACTCGGCATCAACAAAATCTTTCACCCAGGCGCGGGTCGCCTGAATGACCGACCCGTCGAGCATCAAGGTCACGTTGTCGGCATTGGACGTGGTGAAGATCGTGCGGATACTGACTTCGCGACCGGCGCCGTTGTTGATCAACGGTTTGTATGACTCGGGGTATTTACCGATGGCATACAACACGCCGGTATCGGTCCAAACACCCACCTCGCGCACCCACCACCCGCCCACCGTTTCAGGAATGACGGCCTCGACCACCAGCCAGGCCGTGTTCACTTTGTCCTGATACAGATTGTTTAGGTTGCCCTCCCACACCTTGCGCTTCAGCGTAGTTTGCGTATCCACGGGGTTATAGGACGCACCGTTACCATCACCGACGCTCATTTTTACCAGCTTGATCGGTTTGCCATTGGCCTTGCATTCGGCTTCGTATTGAAAGCCGGCCTTGGTCAGAATTGTGTAGAACTCTTGCGCTGCCATCACACCTCCAGCGGGTAGATAGTTGTCAGTTCCACCCCGTCCGCGCCGACTGATTGAATCGTCGCGGCTTGCTGTTCCAGCTCGGTCATTTGCAGGGGGTAGATCGTGGTTTGCTCGCCAGAATCGCCACCTACCGAATCCACGGCAGGGTTAGCGCGCTGCTCGAGCAACGTCGGTTGAAGCGGGTAAAGCGTGGTGGCATCACCGGTGGTCAAGGTGCCCACGGCGGTCGGCAACCGACAGTGCTGCTCAAAAGCCGTGGCCTGCAACGGATAGAGCGTGGTGTTTTCGGTCATCGTGACCACACCCGCCGCCGCGCGTTTGGTATGCGTTTGCTCTAACTGCGTTACCTGTAACGGATAGATCGTGGTCACTTCCCCCGCGACAGATGCCGCGACGGCCCGGGACTGGCTCCGCCCTTCCAGCTTGATATGGACGGTGGCCAAGTGAATCGACGCGCGCTTGTTCTGCTCCAGGGCGGCCATGATCCGCGCGTCCAGCTCAGGCGTTATCGGAACGCTGTCGGTGGCCAGGTCAAGCCGGAAGGTGCCGCGCGGTAACGGTGGCACCGCGTCAAACCATTCCGTGACCTTCGGCGCCAGGTCGAACTCAGATAGCGCTTGCTCGACCGCGCGCAGCGTCCCTTTAATCCGGTGCAGGTCCAAGGAACTGGCCACCGCCGCCCGCTGCCTTTGCTCGGGCCAGCTCGCCCGCCAATGATCGACGGACAAGTTCCAGGCCAGCCACGGCAACACCTCGACCGGACAGGTCCAGGGATTCCACAGGGTTTCCGTGCGCACCGGAATGGCATCGATGCGCGCCATGCCGGCGTCAATCTTGCGTTCTAGCTCTGCCAGTTGTGGCGGTAGGATGTTCATCGGTCATCCTCCCGGCCGTAGCACCAGGTCATAGCAATAGGGCGCCTGCGACTTGCTGCAGCGAATGTCTTGCCAGCCATTCAATACAACCTCAGTCACGCCCTCGACCGTCAGCGCCGCGTCTACCGCGGAGCGCACGACCTGGCCACCCAGCTTGTGCATCTGCGCTACATACGCCTTGGCGCGCTTCGCAGCAATTTCAAGCGCCATTGCCGGGTCCAGTTCGGACGACACCGACACCGTCGCATTCAGGGCATAGCGCACAATCTCCGCCGAGCGCACCCGCACACGGTCACCAAAGGGCCGAAACGGCTTCAGATAGGTGTCGACCGCCTGCAACAGCCCGGGGCCGGCCAAGCCGTCGCCCGTGCACCCCAAGACAAACAGGTCAATCTCACAGGGTTGTGGGCTGTCGACTGAAACGTCTTTGACCTCCTGGCTGGCATTGCGCGCATGAAAGCGATAGGCGCCCTCGGGGCCTGCCACCGACAGCCCTTCGGGGGATTCCTGCAAGCGCGCCCGATAGTCGTCGTCCAACTCCCCAGCGCGGCGCAGGATCGGGCTGCCGTCCGGGTTGCGATAATAGGTGACGCCGATGTGGTCGAGCTGGCTGCCGTAGGCATGCGCCAATGTCAGTCCCTTGGCCTGCTCGTTCATTTCCTGGCGGATCAGCATTTCCCGATAAGCGCAGGCCAGCACAACCCGATAGGCCGGGTCGGCCGGGCTGTTGTTCTCCACTCCGGCCGAGGCGGCGATTTCAGCGACAATGACTTCATAGTCGACCGTTTTGACAACGGTCAAAGGCGGCAGCAAAGCCGGGATTACGCCTGTCATTTGAGCAAGATCCTTTCCAATTCCACCGCGCTGGCTTTTCCCTGCTCGTACAGCAGGCCATTTAGAAACAGCTCGATATGGTTGCTGGCCACCACCTCCACCCGCATCGTCAACAGCCTGAAATCGTCCAAGCCATTGGCCTTGTTATTGATCGCTTCAGCGAGCCGGACAAAGGCGTCCATGTGGAATTGCGAATCGACGTTACGGTCGAGTAGTTCAAACAACCGGGAGCCGAAGTCGCGACGTCCGACCAGGCTGCCGATCGGCGTCGCTATGACATCGCTCAGGCGTTGCCACAGGTAGGGAATACCGCCAATCAGGCGCCCCGTGACCCTGTCCATACCTTGTTTCATGCTGTTCTCACTGTTGCGGATCAGGGGCCGGGCTATTGCCGTGTTTATGGCCGTTGTATAGCGTCCGGTCGCCGCTCATGTTGCGCACGGCATCACCGACTTCGGCATCGCCTTTGATGTCGCCCGTTACGTGTAACGTGCCGTCGATTTCGGTGTCGCCGGTAATCTTGACGCCACCCGGGGCGACCACTTCGGCGCGACCGCCGGCGGGCAGGTCGAGGCGATGCAAGTGCGCCTTACGGTCGTAGGACACCGACCCGCCATCGCCGTACTGGACCAAGAACAGGTCGGGGTCGCTCGACGGCGCGACAAAGTCTTTGTGATAGCTGCCGGGCAGGATCTCGCCCAGGGCCAGGTCGCCCTCACTGATCACCGTGACCCCTTCACCCTCTTCAGGGCACCACCAGACAATCGCCTTTCCGGTTCGGATCGGCTTCCAGGGCAGCCAGCCGGTCGTCATGCCGGGCCCGTACTGGACCCGCGCGACGGCCTTGATAGGGTCGACCTCGGCAATCTTGCCGCGCACCACCATTTGGGCAACGCGACGTTCCAGCTCTTCCAGGCGCTGCAAAACGTCCATCACACCTCCGGCTGATCGTTGCCTACGTGGTCTTGCCCTATGAACACCTCAAGCGCCGGACCATCTACGGGCAGTTCCCAGGCTTCGCCCACATGGGCCGTTTGCTTCCAGCTCACCAGCCAGCTCTCGAAACCCTTTTAGCCATGTGTTAACACCCCGGGAAACGCCTCTAAGTCGCCGGCACGTTCCACGTATTCCAGCCCCCAACGGGCGCCGTCGATCAGGCGCAGCAGATGGGCCGCAAAGTTGCGCACCTCTAGCTGGACGTTTTCGGTTTGGGCGCTCAAGACACAGTGCGCGGTCCATACCAGCTCCATCGGTGTACGGCCGCCCGTGGCGCGACCACTGGGGCGAATCTCGGCCAGCTCCAGCAGCACTGCCGGCGTCTTGATCGACTGGCTGTTCGGGTCCACGGGGTTGTACATGCCCACGGTCGTCAGCCGCGCACCGAATCGCTCGCGTATGGCCGCGATAATCCGGTTATGCAATTGGGTCAGATCGACTAGGGATTCGTCAGGTTTTCCGCTCATGGTTCACCGCGTAGTTGATTTCTTGTTCGATCAGCTCGGCAAACCGTGCCAGGGCGCGCCGCTCGTAACGGCGGAACACTTCATCGGCCATGCCGGCCAGATCGATGCCGACGCGCACCACCGGGAAACGTCCCCGGTTGCTGCTGTCATTGCTGCCGCCAAGATCAAGAAAGCGCTCACTACCCCCGCCCTTCTGCCGACTCATCGCCGGCAGTTGCAGGCCCAGCGCCTGGGCACGGCTTTTGCGAATCCAGACCCGCGAAACCCCGTCGTAAACGCTGCGATAGAACGCCCCATCGAAGCGCCGACCTGCGACCGTGGTGCCCTTCTTGCCTTGTCGGGGTCGACCCGCGTTCTCCGCCGGCAAAGGCAACGTGCCAAACCAGAGAATCGTCACTTGTTCGGCGCCAGAGCCAGCCGTGGTCGTACTCCAGCGCGTTTTTAAGCATTTCTGCGGCACCCGTAGGGCCTGGCTGATTTCACGCGCCATGCGCGTCGACAACCAGCGCATGGTTTTACGCCGCGCTCGCTCGCCGGCCTTCGTCACCTGCTCCGGGGTGGCCTGAATCTGCGCGGTGACGCGGGTGATTTCTTGCGCGAAGTTCAGTTGAAAGTTAACGCCACTGGCTGCCATGGCTTCCGCCCTCCCCTACGGCGGGTTCGTCCAGGCTGTTGGCCAGCCAGAGAGTCAGCCAGCCCGCACCGTCGGCATAGGGCGCGGGGCAAAAGTAAACCTTGTCCTTGATGGTCAGCCGCCACGCTTTGCTGATCCCGGCCAAGCGTTGATCGCCGGTGGTGAACACCGGTTGCCGGCGCTTGAACTTCAAGCCGCCAGAGTCGCTGGAGCCTTCTTTTCGATGCTCGAAATCGACCTCGGCATTGTCGAAAATGCCCTCGACATCGAAGCGCTCGCCCGCGTCCGTCAGCACCTGCGCCGTGGCGTCCTTACAAATCAGCATCGTTCGTTCAACAATGTTAAATCGGCTCACGACTCCCCCTTTTCGCATGCGAAAGCCGACCCTTGTGGGCAGGCTTTCGGCTGCGAAAAGCCCCGCACTTGGCGGGGCTCTCGGTACAGCCTGGCGACGCTTAGATCACGTTTTGCAGAAGCAAGCCGCATTCCTTGGCAATCACCAGTTCCTTGACCTGCTCACCGACGCGCAGGCGGTAACCGCCCTTCAGGCCGACGCTTTCGTCGTACCAGGTCCCGGCGAAGCGATCGTCATATTGCGCAGTAGCTCCCCAGGTCAGGGTCCCAGCCGGAATCTCGACGTTGGCCGCCTGGTAGGTGAACGCGCAATGCCCGGCCCACACCCGTTTGACCTCGGCCGGCTTGCCCTTCTTGGCGATGTTCACGCGGCTTTCGCCGATGAACACGTTTTCAATTTCCAGCAGTTCCATCAGTTGGGCGATGCTCACCACGCCTTTGTCGCCGCTGTTGCCATGGGCCGCCGCGACCATGCTGCGGTTGACCCGCAACTGGGTCCATTCGGCGCGGCCGATGGTCAACGTGTTGGGGCGCATCAGCGGGCCGTCGAGCTGGGCCAGCAAGAACGGCAACAGGTCGGCGTCGCGGTTGCTGAACTTTTCTGCGGCCGCCAACGGTTTGCCATAGGCATGGTTGTCCGGGTTGAAAGTGGCCCGGGCGACGCGCACTTCGCGGTCCAACAGAATCAGATCGGTCAGCGCTTCTGAGGCATGGTCGAGCGGGTCATAGTTGCTGTTAGCAGCCTTGTCGATGTCGCTTTGTGGGACCACGTCGTCCAAACCGAAATCGGCAGTCGAGGCGTCTTTTTCCTCGGCCGCGAACTCGACTTCCTGGGCGGCGCCCTTACGACTGATTTCAGTGTCGATATGGGTCAGCCGCTCGGCCTTGTCATATTCGAACCACTTGAATTGCTCACCGCCAACGGACTTACGCGGCATCACCTGATCAGCGATCAGCTTGTCATTGCGGTACGCAATGACGATCCCGGTACGGACCGGGTCAATAGGAAACGGGGCTGGCATGCTTGAATTACTCCAGGGTCAAATTAAGCGG